ACGTTCGTCTCCGGACTTCGCAGCGTGGTCATTCATCTTCTTATCGTCCTCTGACAAGTCGCCCCAATGATGACTTAGATAATTGTTAAGACAGGTTTTCACAAACATGGCAAACTCCTGGTTGTTTTCTTGAAGGTCGGCTACCGCTCTAGTAGCTACTAATTGACCCAAATCTTTGAATTTCATTTCTTTTCCCCTTTCCAAATAAAAGAAAAAGAGCCTAAGTTTCCCTAGACTCTTCTATATGACTTCTGGTCACACAATTTGTACTGCTTTTCTTTCGTTGTATTCAGCCTCGTTTATTTCTTTCCAACCATCCTCGGACTCCTTGAAGAACCGATTAATCTCGATTTTCTCGCTGTTAGGCTTGATCGCATAAAACACGCCGACAGTGTCAAAGTCTCCGTTCTTCTTGTCAGTTAGAATATCCTCACAGTAAACCTTGATAGGTTCTTCGGGCATGTACGGCATAGATATCGGGAACATCTCATCAATAAGCTTCTGCACAAGGCCGCTGTGATAGGTGCTCTGGTTGTTGATGTCGATGCAGTAGAACGAGTCAATGTTCTTGTATTTTACACGCCCATTATCGTAGACATACTTAAACAAAGCGCTCATCCGTTTACATTGGAAGCAATTATAACCTTCTTCGTCGTTTCTGTCGATAATATCATTCCAAATATCGTCCGTGTCCTCGATAGGAGTCAGAGGCTTGCCGTCGATAAGTCGGTTCAGAATATGTTTTGTTAGTCTGATACTGAACCTACTATGTCCGTCACCCATAAGACTCTTATAAGCCTTCAAAGCACTCTCATAGCAGGCACAACCATAGTCAAACTCTCCGTCTTTTCTATCGGGATTCTCCCTTTCACAAGCGATCTGTATTTCTCTTTCTGCCCAAGTTTGCATACTCATAATTTTTCCTCCTTTCAAATATCCGTTATTTCTCCTCATAATTAACTGGCTTGTGGGAATACAAATTTACAGGGTAGTTGAGACATTCATGGCAAGGATCAGTCGCTTCGTCGAGGTCTACGTTTTTACAGAGTTTGCAATACTGATCGAAATACACTTCTTTATAGCTATTGACTTCCATGTACATCCCTCCTTTCACCACTTAACGTACTTAGTCTCGTTGAAGTTCTTCTTGTCTTTAAGAGCCTTGCTAATAGCCAGATCGATTCCGCTCCTAGTTTTCAAGTGGTAGTAATATAAATCTTTAAAGGACGTATTAAGTCTATCTGTTCTCCCGGCCGCTTGAGTCATAACTTTGTAGGAATAGTTCTGTGAGTAAAACACGATTGTATCAGTCTTGATGCAGTTCCATCCTTCACAACCAGCAGTATATTGGACGAGATATACCCAACTCTTACTATTCGGTATTGGTTGATGTTTGTGACCGTTCCATTCGGCGACTTCTACATCTTCGCCATAACCAAGATTTTTGAGTATATCCAACTCGTAATCAAAGTTATAAAATATGATCACTTTAGGATGCTTTTCAAAGATTTCTAAAACAGCCACTTGCCTGGATTCATCAGAATTCACGATTTTACGCCAGACATAACAAAGCCCACCGGCGTTAACGATGGGTTCGTTTTTATATGGGTCCCAGCGAGTTCTAGTAGCATCCTTATACTTTTCTACACTATAAGAAACGTACACATCTTTGTGATGAGCTATTGTCTCTCGCTTGAAGTCCATCGTTACAAGAATAGATCGTCTTAAACGAATCAACCTACCGGTATTAAGATAACGGTCGACCTTTGGAAACTTACTGAACCGGCTGTATACGATATGTTCTCTTGTGAACTCCGTTCGATTTTTGTAGAAGTCGTTCGCAATAAAGACCGGAATATAATCCTGCCAGGTGTCACCGGGAGTTGCGGACAACAGAATCCAATCGTTACTCTTCGTGATCTTAAGGAAGGACTTTACCCATGCTCCGCTTCCGATTACTCGCTGCTCATCAAATATGAAGAAAGCGTCTTTGACGTCGATATATTTTCCAATATTGTTCCAGCTATCGACAACCACCTTTTGACCATGGTAGATATTAATTTCCGGATGAATAGAAAGAAGGAAGGGCGAAAGCTCACCCTCCCATTCTAATGTATCTCTTTTTCTTGCAGTTGTGATGATATATAAGTCCTTAGGAGGATTATCCATCGGAATATGATTACCACCAGTCAAGCTGTTTGGATCTCCACCATTTTGGAGATAGTAGTAGGATAAGGCGGTTAAACTTTTCCCCGAACCGACACCGCCACAAAGAACGCAGCCATTTTTCATCTGCTGGACAGCTTTTATCTGGTAATCAAATAACTTAATGGACATCAATCAACCTCCTCAAAGCGATACCCGAGGTGTGATTTTACCTTTCCAAGTAAGCAAGCTGAAATAGCGCTCTTATGGCCGCCTATATATTCAGCACACTCCGTAATACTTTGGAATATCTCTCCGGTTTCTAATATTCGTACTTTCTTTGATGGATGTGGTCGAGGAGGGAGTCTATATGGAATAAACAAACCAGTTTTAATCGCGTGTCTTGTATTTTCCGAGTGTTTACACCACTCTAGATTACCTATAAAATTGTTTTCTTTATCTCCATCGATATGATTGATTTCAAATTCTTCATAATCACAATCAAAAAAAGCAGCAGCTACAAGCCGATGAATATATCTGGGATGATGTTTAGATTTACTAAATAACTTAATCTGTTGATATCCATTTTTTGTGGTGTAAGATTTCATTATTGTATTTGTTTTTAAACTTCGAACACGCCCATAATTACTAACTTCGTAGTCATTAAAATCTTTAACTGGTAGCCAAGTTTCCATTATATATCCTCCTTTCGTAAAAATATAAAAAGCCCGAAAAGTCGTTAAACGATTCGGGCTCTTCTTTTAACGGATCTGTTTAAAATGGTTCTTCCTCAGGACCCTCTGCTTCTGTATATTTAGCTGCAAATTCATCCTCTTCGATGGTAACATACATGGTTTTTAAATAAGCCTTAATACCGGATTTATTATTTACAGTCCACGAATAGGGCCTGATGGTCAAATCTACATTGCGGATCTCAGCAAAATCCAACGTATCAATTGACTCGTTATCGAGAGGAGTCTGAGCTTTTCGTGTAACCATAATTACTTTTGGTGGAATGTTCATGAAGCTTACCGCAACCTGGAGATAATGTTTCACTTCATCGCCCTCATCACGAGGAGCTAGAATTCTCACATTCCAACCGTCCTCAGCCAACCTCTGAGCTTGTTCCGGGTCATCGATGATGACACAGAAGTTACGGTTACCAGCTCGATTATACTTTGTCTCCTTACCTGAGAAGTTTCTGAAAATGATACGGGCATTTTCGATGATGATATTGTCTATGTTTTTATAAGACATAATTATTCCCCTTTCGTATAATTTTTTTGACATGGTGCTTTTGCTATTTGTCCATCTGCTTGTAATAAAACATGTTCACAAGGACATTTATCTCGCATATTACCTGAAACATGAATGGATATCTCTTTCAGATTCTCACCTCTACCTTTTGGAACAAATTTTAGAAGATTGATCTTGGTTCCTTCATTAACTTTAATCGGATTATCAAAACATTTAGAAGATAAACAAATATTTGCTTCAACATTTATTCCATTGTTGAGAACACGAGCATTATATTTGATCTGCTCCAATGCATTCGTGTAAACCCACACGTTTTTTGTCCTACTTTGGCAGGCTTTAAGTATAAGATAAAAGTCGGGATGCGCTAATGGTTCACCACCTGATATATTTATTCTATCGCAATGACCCACATTATTTTTTTTTTCAAGAAGTCTAATATTGTCTTTAATGCCAAATGTTCACCTTTGGGGGTAGCATCTGTTGAACAATAATCGCAATTATTCGGACAATATTGGGTTATCTCAATAGTATACTCCATGTTTCTTTTTTCCTTTCATATTCTGTTCTAAAATGGCATACATTCATAACCAGCATCGCATATTAATTTTTCGTCAATTTCCCGAGTTTTTTCCCAATGCTTACATCCTTGACAATCGGTCTTACCGCACAACATGTCGTCCCAAGGAGGTTTTTCAGAAATATAAGGATCATCCGAAACAAACCATTCGAAATCGCCAAACTTCGAAATAGATTCCACAGCTTCATCGACCATCTTGTCATAGTAAGACCTATCGACATCGGCCTCTTTTTCTAACTCGCTAACCATTTCGGACTCCAACCACCTGTAGCCTTTGGAGCCGGTAGCGGCAGCGTAACCTTTTTTTTCGGTTTTTTTGTTGAGTGTTTCTCTGAGCAGAATTCCTCCACCACACCCATCCTTAATTGGACAGAATTGACCAACCTTTCCTATAAAACGATAGTTATGTTCATCTTTTGGCAAGGACTCATTCATATCCAAATATAAGGCTGAGGTTACAGACTTGGTTTCACACATGTCCTCAAATATGATTTCTTCTTTACTGAAGAGTTTCTTGAACACATATGGAATCTGGAACTGAGTTCCGGTCGCAGTCCATTCGCCGGCGTGCTTACCATCTTTATATTTCGCAATATAAACCGCATCATTGACCAAACAGAATCTGTCGTACGTAGCCTCGTGTTCAAAGGTGTAGCCATACTGCTTACCATAATCCATAACAAACTTGATAATTTCCGGAGTAGCATCGGGAATTTTGATAGAGTCGGTCTTAACATGAGCAACAATAAAACCCCGTTTTTGCACCTCGTGTTTGAGGTTAATCATAAACAGGGCTCCACGTTTTGCTACGATATTGTCCTTGTTGCGAGAATCTCGGAATGGGTTATCAAAGCTTGCCGATGTAAGACCATATACTGAGTTGATTGCGATCTTTAGAGCCGTAGCCAAATCTGATGCCGCGTTCTCATCGGTTAAGTATTTAGCCAACGCTCCGCCCAGCATTTTTCTGGCTTTGTCAAAATCTTTATGTTTTATTGCCATACGAGCATCCAAAATATCTTTGAATCTCTGCGTGTATTCCTCTCCAAAGAGTTTCTCAGCGACAATACTGCTAGGATGCATCGAAGCAACATCCAACAACGCAACGTTACCATACATACCAGGCTCAGAATATACATATCCACCTTCGCCAGCTTCCTCGTCACGATAAGTTGACTTACCACCCTCAAACTTATAACCAGGAAATATAGGTCTTCCTTTTTCATCGAAGATAGTATACTCGTCTCCAAATTCACTGTAGAAAATATCATTCTCTGTAACATGGTCTATACTTATTCCAGTTAACTGGGCAGCATCTTCAGTCATTTCGCCCATGTTGCGGTAGTTGAATTGGTCTTGCGGTTTTCTGTTACTTCCAAATATAATTCGAGTGGTTAAAGTGTTTGTGGTATCATTAACCGTCATACCGGCGACATCAGCTAGGATTTGTCTTGCCAAGAAATCGGATTTTCTAGCGTTGAACGTAGCCTCGGTTGCTATAACATCGTTGTCACAATACTCAGCAACTTTTGTCCACATTTCTTCTGGCACCGGTTTATCCCATGGGAGACCAAGCTCCTGATGGTGGATGCCAAGTTCTATTTCGAACTTCTTAAGACCTTGCTTCTTGCTGGAGAAATCGTAAACGTCCGTATAAGATACGTTATAGGCTTCCCCAAAGAAACAATTCGCGCTACCGGAGATAATCTTCTGAGACAGGTTGTAGAGCTGCTCATTTGTATAACCCATCAATCGAGCATACAAAATATGATTATCATACCTTCGGCAATTGAATCCAACCAATCTGAATCTCATAAGATCTTCAATTTCGGTCGGAGTAGGGTTAATCATCCGCACAACCGGTTTTCCTTCACCTTCAATTTTCCAATTCACCAAAAACAGGTTAGGGAATACCTCCACATCATAGAAAACCAACTTAGCATCCTCGTTTTTTCCTCCTGTGGATGGGTCTGCTGATTTAAACTGCATCTTGTTTACTAATTTAATACAATAATCGGCCTGGTTAGTGCTGCTTGCTGCAAATGCCAATACTGCATTACGCATATCTGTAATGTCATAATTTAAGTCGCTGGTATGCGCATCTTCCAGTATTTTATAAATGAAATCGATACTGGGCTTAGTACCTGGATGTATCTCTTTGTTGAGATTTCGTTTGATCAGTGTTCTAAGCCCTTTCTCGCTTTTTATGGCTTCAAAATTTACCATTTTGTTTTCTCCTTTCAGTGGTAAACCAGAACTAATAGTCGAGATGGGTAAGTCGTTGCATTTTGACAATTTTCGTCTCAATGAACTTTTCCCAATGAACACCTTAACTTCTATGTAGTCATCATAAACTCGGCTCAGTTTTGAGACGTCTCCAGTGTAAATATAATGCAGGTGTATTCCTGCACCACTCTTACTAAGCTCCGCATATGTAGGCGGCCATTTACTTGCTTCTTCGATGTTCTTTTCAAAAGATTTATTACCTTCTCCATCTGGAATATCGAAGTCAATGACAATATGGTTTTCCGGGACTCTAACGTAGTGAATCCTAGATGTATTTAGCTCAGATAGTTTTGATGTCACATCATCCCATTTATCAAATGGGGTTTTCTTCGATGTGGCGTACTGAGCAAGACAATTGGCACACTCCTTATCAAATATAGATTTCGTACTGGTAAATTTAATCAGAGGTACTTTTACTTGTTCCTCTTTTTCGTCGAGGTTGCTTTCTTCAAATTTTTCCGTCCGAAATCCGCTATAGTAACTTCGAACCCTAGATCCATCATCAAAATTAAATCGATCCTTGTAATCCCGGAAATAATTCCTAAGCTCCTCCTTAAAGATTCTTTGCGAATATGGAAATGCTACCTTTGCCTCATCGCAGTAAGTTTTATACATTTCCCAAGCGGCTTTAAGAGTGGTTCCATCTTCCTTCTTGAACACATGGTATGAGTCAATAACGAAGTTGTAGAAATCGTTAGATGCACCAAGCATAGCCACTGGAATATAATCGTCGTACTTACCGGGATTACTCAAATATATCTCTTGGCAGTGACAAGCAATTGCCCCCAGCTCAAAACCGACCTGCTTCACGATTGTTTTATACTCCTTTGGGTTTAACTTATCGCCGGAAGGGGATACGTCAATTAGCCTTCGGATGAGACCTGATTTCGCATCTGTAATTTTTACCGGCTTATTTGTGCCCAGGAACAGAAAACATTTAAATCGATTAGAGTAGGTCGATTTGAATTTCTCGTTTACCGTCATAAGCTCATGGGAAACAAGACTATTCAACCTCGTATTGTCTTCGATTTTAGAGAGGTCACCATCGTGTTGAATTGCTACAAGCGGATTGGCTTTAAACGCTTCTAGAGCAAAAGAGTTACTGGACGAACCAAGAGCCCTCGCGTCAAATACCGAATAATACCCTTCAAATAACTGTTGGATGATATTGAGTATTGTAGATTTACCGGTTCCAGCTGCACCATACAGAACCATAAATTTCTGCAATTTCTTAGAATCTCCGGATACAATTGACCCGATCGCCCACTCAATCTTATGTCGCTCTTCCTCTACGTACAGAGTGGACATCAGCTTGTCATAGGCAGACAAATCGCCAGCTTCAAGCGGATAACTCAGCTTTTTACTGGCGTAATCTTTTTTATCGGTTTTGTAGTTGGAAAATATAAGTTTCTCATCCAACATATGAAAGTGGTCTCTCATCTGCTTCTGACAATATTTATGCCAAGAGTCAATCATTCCAGACTCAGCGTCCCACATATGCAGAACCTTAATATTAGAGTCAAACTTCTGGCGGTTTTCTTCCGCATATTTATCTAATTCACGATCTATCAGCTGTAAAGCGTCATGCTCATCTGTAGACCATAAACCGCGTTCTTCAATCCAGATAGCGTAAAAATCACCGCCTCTAATCATGAGATCTGAGCTTTTTTTGATGATGAACTTTGGATAGATTTCTATTACACCACGCTTTGTACTGCGTGTTGAAATCATTAGAAAGTCAATCATCGCACTTTATTCTCCTCTCATGCGTTTAAACTCCTCAATCTCTTTGCTGAGTTCTCCAATTTCAACCATTAGCTTTTTCCTCCTTTCGTTGTATGTTTGATGAAACTATCGATCGTTTCGAATTTCCAATCTTTATGACTATTGAAAGTAAATATAAATTCCTGTCCATTGGTCTGTCTTACACGAAGGCTGTTTTTACCATTCGGGAACCAAGTAGCGATCTTATCTCCGGCATAGACTGAGAAATATAATTCGAACCATTTAAAAACTTCATTGTGAGTCATTTATTCCTCCTAAGATAATAGAATGTCGTCCAAGTGCCAGCACATCTGGTACCAAATCTCAGCAGTTCGTAAATCGTGTTTGCAGTTCTCGACCGTAAACAAGCCACCCTCACCATTTCGTTTGTATTCTCGATTCATAAATCTTGAAATGACGCCATCCACATAGTCCTTATTGTATTTGGCGTCGTTCATAGAACCTAAACCGAGATTAACAATCATGTTCCAGAACCATTGACCTGTTCGATTACCCACATCGGGATCGTCCATAATATGTTCTTCGCAACGAATAGCAAGAGCAGTTAACATTTCCAAAATACTGCAAGACTGGTTATCCAAATAAGTTGTAATTATAAGACGTTCGTACTGACGCTCATATCCAAATCGATATCGGAGATCTATCCCATCTTCTGCTCTGTTACTGTCCATTCCGATAATATAGATAAACTCTATACTATGCAGGTGACTTAAAAGCTTCCTATAGGATAGTCTCTTAGAATATTTTTCATTGCATACGAGCTGGTACATCCATTCAAAGTATTCGTTGTTCAGCTCGTTTCTCATCATTTAATCATCCACCTCGTGCGGCTTTCTTTTACGGATATTCGAAAACTTTCTCTGGTCCAGCAGGATTTCGTAGTCACATTTCAACCTGTCATTTCTGACAAACACTGAATCATCCTCATACTCTCCAAAACTATTCAAAGAATCGAATCCAACGACGTCCTCAACATCATCTACTAATTCATCGTTATCGTCTGCCAGAATCTGATCGGCGTAATAAGTAAGACTAATTTTTTCATAATCATCAAACTCGCCAAACTCTTCCGGAGCAATAACATAAGGTTTATCTATTGTCATAGACTCCTTTTTCATCTCTTCTTCATCTTCTGTACCAATATCTGAATAGTTCCTATAACCCTGTTCACGCAACCGAGCAGCATATTCAACAACGCTAGGTTTTTCTTTTGCATTGTCAGCCTTTGTTCGGGCATCGACGTCCTCGGTTTCTTCGGCAAAATCTATTTCTCTCTTGGAGAATACCTCTTTTACCGAATCAATTTCATCTTGAGCGATTTGTTCGTATTTTTTCTCGACGTAGCGCCAGGTAACTATCGACCCGACAGCTGCGCCCAGAATAAACATTATAAAATTTGTTTTACTCATTATCGTTCTCCTCACATTTTATTGTCATAACGGTTAAAGCTAATCCGCTAAAAAGCATGGAAACGCTTAACAATATACCTCCTGTGATGTGTCTTTTTCGCTTTGTATTTAACACACCATCAAGTATGTATATAATGTTTTCTAAACTTTCCATATGTATTTACCTCCTCCCGCTAGATAAAATGGTAATACCTCCAACAAAACATATACCGGCCATCGCGGAAAGAGCATAAGATATAAATGCTAATGTGTTTTTCATTGTCTTATCTCCTTTCAATCGTATTTTGAAAAATAGTGATTTTCGACTTGAAATAGAGGAATTCCATATTTGCTATAATGACCCGCAGTAAAAAACATAACGTCGTAATTAGTTCGAGACTCAAGTTCTTCTCTAACTAGCTGGCAAATATCCTCTCTGACTTTACATCGATCTATCCTGCCGTTCCACATTGATGAAAAATGTTTTGGTTGATACACAACGTCGTATATTGTATTTGGAAAGTGTTTTGAATCCACGCGATTTAGGATAGTGTCGATTACCAGTCGTTTCCCTTCCTCGCATTCTCCCTCCGCTTCTGCCATCGTCACTAAGGCTATTAATTCGATGTCTTCATTAGATATCAATTCAACGTCCTTATTAGAGACTAAAGCTACAATTTTTTCAGTTTCTACATCATCGCCTGTAAAACCACTACAAGCCACAAAAATAAAGGTCAGAGAGAGAATAACTATTTTGCTTATTTTACACACATAGGTCCTCCTAAAATAAAAAACTACCCTCCAATTCAAAGATCAAAGGGTAGTCATCTTGTTTTAATGTGGGTTTTCACTCACATCATATCCCAAATATTACCGTCTACATTGAAATCAAGAAGGATCGTCCTCTCGTAGCCATTTACGAAATTACGGACCGTTTCCCTGTGGACATTATAAATACCGAAATCAACATAGTTATCGCCAATAGGATTTTCAGCATCGTAAACCCAACCAACTACCTGTCCGGCTTTTGTTCGAGGAATGCCAAGCATGTCATATACTTCATTCAAGAAGAGGCNACCATTTGCTCTGAGTTTATCGTTCGCATAATGTTGCTGAGCACGAAGAAACATCAGATTATACTCTGAATCCTTTTCCCATCCAGTACAACCATCATCAAAAAACCGAGCGTAATCGCTATAAGTGTTAGGGTCTTCGGCTACTTGGATGGTTTCTTTAACCTTCTTTTCCTTACCATCTTCACCAACGACGATTTTTTCAATCTTTTTAGCTTTGATGTTGTGTCTTAGTTCGCGTTCTACTTCCTCACCAAAACGCTCGACTACACGGTTTCTGTATTCCTTGAATCCTTTATCCACCGTAGCATAAGCCGCAGCCAGAGCTACATTACGCTGACGAAGAATATTGTTCGATGCCAGTATGCTTCCAAGAGACAGGGCTCCAAGAGCTACTGCCGGAGCATAAAGCTTCGCAAGCTTAACGCCGGTTTGAACATAGACAATTGCCAGGTCCTTCTTTACATCTTCAGGAGTATATTCTTCTGCCAAAGACTCGTTAGCCGCGCAATTATGGATAGAATTAATATCTTCTTTAGTTTTCTCTAGAATATCACTCACCTTAGTGGTAGCCTTACAAGCCATAACGGCGCTTACTACGGTTCCAACCACACCTGCTACCACAAGAATTTCTGGGCTATGTTTCTTGAGTTTAAAACCCATCTTGTTAAACGAACTACTTAAAGTTGTCATAAGTTCTGCTTTTTTCATAATTAGATATTCTCCTTTTCTTTTTTAATATTAGCAGTGACGCTCAATGCAATTTCTGCGCCGCAGGCAGCATAACCGGCCAAATCTACAAAGCTGTCTTCGGTTGCTGTTCCGGTCTTAATTCTAGCGATCTTAAGTAACGCCATCATCATAGCTACGTCGGTTGCCGTAAAATCAACATCCTTGTATGTTGACCATAAAGCGGCTATTGACCGAAAATTATCTTCAGGGGAGCCGTATTCATTTTCTCGCTGGCCACATACACATTGTTTGGCCTTATCTAAAGTTTCTGCTCTCGTCATTTTTATCTCTCCTCGTTCAAATATTCGTAATACTCGGATTCGGTTGCAAATAACATCCAACGTCCAGTCACAAAACCCATATAGCCGTATGATGTTAAATATCCTTCCATATCGAACCCTCTTAATTTAGCGGAAGTGCTTTAGGCAGTTTTAACATATACCCGTCTCGTACCCGAATTACAGATACGCTGCGAATATCAGTCCATCCGTATTTGTTATCCGTATAATTGCCGGTAATACCGACCAAATCATACAAATCTGCTACGCTAACTAACCCATAAGTAGAAATCAATTCATCCATTCTTGATAAGACATCTTCGGCTTCTCCGCGATTATCCAAAATAATGTCGTCATAGTTATAGCCGGTTTTCGTCCGAGCCGCGCTATAATCTCTACGGTCATTTCCTTTATCGTAATAACTCCTGTAAGATACCTTAGAAGCAGTAGAGTTACTCTTTGTCTTACCGGTCTCACCGTAGAGCATCATATCAATACCGTTCGTAACAATATCCGAAATGGCTTTTTTAATTGCTGGAACCAAAACATCCAGCAAAATATAAGATTTTACATTACCGACGTCTTCCGAAATAAATACATCCGCAAACTTTTGGATCTCGTTTTTCTTCTTGGACTTCACTGTTCCAGCAATTACTTTTTCCACTTTCTTTTCCGGCACAGATTCCCGCTGTTCTTCTTTGGATTTATGGGAATTTGGCTTGTATTGATCCATCGTAGTTTTTTCTCCTTTTATAAAAGAAAAAGAGAAAGCACCTTGTTAAAGGCACTCTCCCTTTTAAGAACTCTGTCTTTCTATTTACTTAGTTCCATCAAATTACTCGTCGATCTCAGCATCTTCGAATTCATCAAATTCTGCGTCCATCTTTTGCTGTTCTTTCTTGGCTTTGATTTTAGCCACCATCGGTTTGATTATGTACTTGTAAGTTGCTACACCTCCAAGAACTACCAATCCGACACCAACCGCCACCTTAATACCTTTTCTAGAACCCGCTGTTGCGATTTCCTCAGTTACTTCGATAATCTCTCCATTTACCATGATTTCATTAGTATTCATTTTATTTTCCCCTTTCAAATATAGATAATTTTATAAGTTCTTTCATTAAAGACTGTGTTTTTTTCGCGCACCCAATATTACCTATAGTCATACTTAGGTGCAACTTGATAATCAATAACAAGACAAGGTGTCCCATCATCAGCTAATTGTGAACTAAAATTCAAATCTATGTATCCGTGGTCAATATTCCATCCAAGATCATCGCCGATACTGGTAGGATTAAGCCCGATTTCATAATAGAATTCGTTGAGTGAAATATACATTTCATCTCTCATTTGTCGATTGAGTTCATTCTCGATTTTTTTCAATTTATCAATATCTGATTTGAAATATCGACCTGAAATCACATCATAGCAGAGGGTGTTACCTCTTTCGGTAATGATTATTTCTCGACTACTAACCGGATCTCGATTAATCCTATCCTTCGCAACAGCATCTCTTACAGACTGTTCTTTTTTCTCACCGATAGCTTCGATTACTTTTCCTTTGTATTCTTTCAGAGCTGACTCGGATAGAGTATAAGCCGTAGCTAATGCAGCGTTACGACGGACATTTACTGAACTAGCCCCTACTAGACAAGCAATAGATAAACCTCCAGTTACAGCCGCAGGAATATAACAAGTCCATGCAGTTTTTACGGTTTCAATGAATGTAAGTTTGTCTACGTCATCATTATTTTTTCTCTCTTCAATAAGTATAATCGCCTTCGGGGTTGCTTTGACTGCCATTACGGTAGTTGTAACCATTCCAGCGATACCGATGCCCGTTAATATCTCTGGACTGTGTTTACTTATTGTCATCCGTATACTTTTGGCAATTTTAGATAAGTTTGGTTTATTCATTTATTCATTTTTTCTCCTTTCAAATATTAACGGGGCACAAGGCCCCTAGATTATTTAACCAACCAGAATACCGGACGAACCCCAAAAGAGTACGAAGCGTAGGAGTAGTACGCGCAGCCATAGTAGTACACATAAGCGAAAGAAGACGAAGAAACTTCTTTTTTCGTTGCATTTTGCATCCAGTACCATTCGTAGTTATCATTGAAATCAGCAATGCGATTCTTTCTCTTTTTCATAAGAGGAAGCTGTTCATCATCATCTGGTTCTATTACATCGTTGTACCAATCGTCGTGACCGAACATCTGTCCGTATGTAGGAATCGTAAGATTGTCGATCCTGTCTCTTAAATCTTTCGGAAATGCTGCTAATAGAACATCGTTGATCCATTTACAAAGATCTGATTTCTCATAACCGCCTTTATTAGTGTATTTTTTATTCATGGGCTGCTCCGCAACACAGTCATCAAATAAGAACAGCGTTCCTTTGTCGGTGATTTTCTGTGCAGTCGCAGTAAATTCACCAAACCCCGTTAACTGAATGATTATTTGGTCTCCCACCTGAATACTACTTGTTTCTAACTCCTGTTTTCTTAATACCTTCATAATTTTTCTCCTTTCAATTGGTTAGATTTACAAAAACAAATCTAAAATCTCTTTAGCCGTCTCTTTAGCAACAGAGAATATAAATTGAGAACGCCTGTTGTTATTCATTTCTGAGAAATAGTCCATCTCACTTATAAATTCCTCGATTATCTCGATAGGTGTTTTCTGTTCTCGACCGGTGATTGTAAGATGAGGGGGTAATCGTAATGACTCTTCAATAATACGACCTTGAAGTTCATAGGCCGCCCACCTAGAATAACTTCGTCCTCCAAAACGATCCTTTGGCCAATTAGACTTAGGTTCAAAAAGGTGTTCATCTATGTAATATTGAAGTACTGATACTGCGGCTTCATTCGTATTCATTCTTCATACCATCCTCTCCTAGAAAGAAAAAGAGCCCTTGTTAGGACTCAAATTCATCTCTTTTGGCAAGCGCTTCATTTATTTTTTCTTCAATCTTTTCATCCATCTTCTTGTCGTTAACCCAATCGGTTATGAGTGTCGCACCCATTCCGATTACAGTTGCTGCAATACCAAGGATTTTAATCAATTTTCCGTTAATCATTAAGCAATTACCCCCTTTCATAATAGTAGTTGTAAATTTTGCGTAAACACCATTAATAATCGCTATAGAACTTGTTGGGGTCCCAAAGAGCCGATATAACGCAGCACTCCATACCGTCGTCCATTACAGCACGACTGTTCTCAAAATCGAGCCACATGATTCCTCCTTCCATGAGTTCGTCCAAAGACCAACCGATTTCATCTCCGTATTTGATTTCATCAAGACCTAAGAACTCGTAGAATTCGTTTATAGTGGAATCGCCACGTAGACAAAGGTTTCGGTTAACATGGTATTGAGCATTTAAAACGGCGGCCATAGTTGCTGTAAAATATCTTTGCGAAAATAAGTCGTAACACAGAATTCTCTCGCTTTCCGGGTCTAAATCTGAAGAATACACTGAATACTCATCCGCTGAAACGTACGTATCCTTAACCATCTGTGCTTTAATTTTCGAATCTGCCTCCTCACCGTAAACAGTATTTGCAGCTTTTCTATACTTCTGATAGGATTCGCTCAACATGACATAGGCGCTCACCAAAGATGCTTGATTACGTTTGTTGAGTACGTTCGCTCCAAAAATGCAGGAAATTGTCGATAGTCCGACAAGCGCGGCCGGAATATAACATTGCCAACAGGATTGAACCGCTTCGATTTTTGTGTAGGCATACGGGTCTCCATCATGATTTTGCCTACTGTCGGCTCTAATAAGATCCACGGCTTTTGGTGTGACTTTAACTGCCGTTACAGAGGTGGCCACAACACCGATTGCGCCTATACAAGTTAAAATGGTAGGGGAGGACCGCTTCAAATATAACTTGGATCTGTGAAGCAAACCGTTTAGTTTTTGAATTCCCTTCATGTTTTTTTCTCCTTTCAATTTTTCGAAAAATAAAAGAGCCTTTGTATAAGGCTCCAGAAGTTTTAGAGAATCAGTACGGGATTTGAACCCGCGACCTACACTACATAAGCGTGTTGCTCTACCACTGAGCTAACTGTTTCTCCATAATATAACTTGCGTTTTTCGCGTAAAAAGAGAAAAGAGGAGGTTATGCCCCCATCTTCTAATCTTTATCAATTCGCAGTGTCATATGTTCACATTTGATATTTATCTTGATTTTGTGTTCCTGGTTTTCAATAACCATCGGGATTTCGACATCTGTATCTACTTTCCTAGCTTCGTATAAAACACCTTTCTTCAAAATAGCCGATATAACCATATCAGTGATTTTCATAACATTACCTCCTATAAGTCGTTTTCATAATAGGAGATGTAATTTTCGCTTAAATATCGGCTCTATCAAATACCGTCTCCCAGCGCTCTTTAGGGATCGGCTTCATTTTCAACGCCCACATAATTTGTGGCCACAACACCGATTGCGCCTATACAAGTTAAAATGGTAGGGGAGGACCGCTTCAAATATAACTTTGATTTGTGAAGCAATCCATTCATCTTTGATACTCCTTTCATGATTTTTCTCCTTTCAAAAATATAAGAGCCCTTGTCAGGACTCCAAATCTTAGAGAATCAGTACGGGATTTGAACCCGCGATCTACACTACATAAGCGTGTTGCTCTACCACTGAGCTAACTGTTTCTCCATAATAT